GACAGGTCAAGTACGTTCTAGTACGCACTAACTGCATTTTAAGGCTTTCGCTGCCAACCTCTTGACATGGTCGTCAAAGGTCATTACCGGGGAGTTATTCTTATCGAAATAACCCCGAGGGAACAAAGATCTGTTCCATCCAACCGGAGAACGCTGCTTTGGCCAATTAAGGCTCCCAAGCAGTGGCCTCCACACCGGGTAGGGGTGATTGAGTTGACGGTCTTTGGGCTTCAGACTCAACGAATACGTTTCGAAATACTGCTTCCAGCTTTCCGGAACGACATCGTCTATCCAAATGCACCTGAGTGGAACTATGGTCATAAGTGAGTCCAGATAGCGCTCAATACGCAACTGCTGCTCAACGTCGATGTTCCAGAGCTTACTTACCAACAGCCGGCTGGCTGTTCCGATCTCTTTGACCGGGGCACCCACAAGGAGCGCCTCGCAGAGAATCCGCTTGGGCCACTCGGGCATGGAATCAATAATCCTATCACTAATGTTCACGCCAGCCGTGACCCGAAGGCCATAGTTGGCTAATGACTTAGCAATTGGGCAACCAGGATATTGGTACGCCATGGAGAGGGCCTTAGCACGCAACAATTGCTTGAGCGTACCATCCCTACTCCTGGCATATTTCCTAGAAGTCCAGCCGAATCCAGCAATCAACTTGCGTGGATCAGCGAGATTGTTTCCATCCTCACGAGCAAACACTATCCCACAAAAAGACGCGGTTTCGATAGTGTCATGCCACTCGGGTTTTATAGTTAAGCCTAGGCGGGCAAAATCTTCCGCCTGAGGATAATGGCCGGTCTCCCCAGCAAACATGGTGAACAGGCCGTCATCGCCCTCCACCACGCCCCGCACACCCGTACAACGACATTCATCAGCGACGAAGGTCATAAACATTAGATTCGAAAACCCATTGCCTAGTGATGTGCACATTTCCCCAGACATCCGTGTTGCCATAACAAGGACTCTTATGAACTTGAAAATACAATAGTTTAGATCACCTATCACTTCCTCACATGCTCTCATGAACTCCCGCCTATCTGGCAGGTTCTGTGTCATGTACCTATAAAGCTGAAATTCACAAAGCTCCATGAGCCGTGAAATAAAATGCGCTTCATAGGCAGTGTAGTCGGACGCGATCACCTTACTCCCATATTGCTCAACGTGCTTCCTAATATAATCAGGTCGCTCATTGATGGGTATCTTTTTGATAAAGGCTTCATGCTTAAACACCTCCTCAGAGATGGCTTGAAAGATCGGTCCAACAAAACACTTGAACTCGTCAGACCTGGAATTAATAGCCCGAGGGTACTTGGGTTTGTCGTAACACTCATCCTTAATGAACGACTTGCAGAATCTATAACTGGGCTTCGCCCAGATATCCTCAACTGCATCCCATTTCTCCTTCAGCTCTTTCTTTCTCCAGTCTGGATAGATGGTCTTATTTAACCATGTCTCAACCGACACATCCGTGTCGGAAGGGAGCGGCGTAAGATTTGCCTTACACCACCTTTCTACGTGTTCCCCAAATTTAACTAGTAGAGCCTCCTCAGCATTTGGGGGTTTTGCTAAGAATCTCTTTTGAATTCCTCTGACCGCCGACCAGGTGTCAGAAATGTCCGGCTTGGGCAATGCAGAACCTTCAACATGGCAACCCAGGGAAACCTGGACCACCGGTCTGTATTGTTCTTGCTCGTCCGAAAACGTCCACTTCATCGCAGCAGTCTTCTGCTCCGGAAGTGGATCCAAGGGGACCTCCTGCACTCTATAGCCATATAGGTAGGTCCTACCACCTACCAACGGACCAGAGGAAAATCCTTAAGCCATTTTTGCCTCGCCTCTGTATGAACGTCGATAGCAAGCTCGACGGAATTGGCGAATACGTTCAGACCGGGGAAGCTGGCCAGCTGCCGATCTATGTTGATGTAATTAGTGCGGGAAGCAGCGCTTGTAATGCGTGATCTAGCAGTATCCGTATCGTCAGCACGATTATTTAACGAATAAGCGCAAAGCTCATTGAACAATGGCCAACAAACAACCATGTCCATCTTCACAGGCCTATACAGCCCGTAACTCTCCAACACTTTAAACACAGACGAATAGGGGATCTTAATCTCCCTGCTAACATGAATCAGGATAGGATTCCTGTATTCCATATCAGTCTTGGACATGGGGACTGTTCTCACATCGTCCTCTCTGGCTTCTAACTCAGCCATGCGTCCATTCGTTTTGTAACACACCTCTGCCTCCACCGATGTGGTGAAGGACAGCCCCAAGGTCCTGACGGCTCGATATGCCGCGTACATCCCGCAGATGGAGACCCCGGTCGCCAGGCCCCATGCCGCATACTCCCCAACCGATCTCGGTCGAACAGAACGCAGCACATTGCCCAGCCCCTTGGCCACCATACCGCAGGCTCTCCACGGCATCGAAACTACACTCAGTGCCTTCTTGAAAAGCGCACCAACCCGATCCACCCAGTTCAATGGTCTCGAGCCCGCAAACACGTAAACCACTGCATCAGAGACGGCGTCCTCGGCCTCGGAGATCCTACCCGACAGGGAGGCAACCGCATCTGCAGCTGACCTCAACCTATCGACCAGGACCCTCGCAGCCTCAACACCCTTCTCCAAGTCAGAAGGTTCACGCACTGGCGTCTGGAGGGATGAGACAACTAAGTCCACAGCTCCTCCAATCTTTGATGTCATCCTCCTCGACATGTAAGCAGCCACTGAGCCGGCGAGGGGAACGAGACCAATAACAAAAGGATTCGGCAACCTACCAATACTGGTAGTATACGTGCACGTCCAATTGTCATAGTCCCTAAGGGGATTTTTAGTCTTATCCACTGGTGTTTGCACAACAGCAGGACCTCCAACCCCCCCCCC